CCCAACCCGAAGGGACAGACGTGGAACAAGTACGGACCGGCTCAGGTGTTCGGTCGAATGATGGACGGCACAGACGACAGTACGCGCCAGGCGCGAATCAACGTCAGCCAGGATCCGACACAGCAGAAGCGCGACGTGTCGGACTACGACATCGTGTGGGTGCATCGGCACATCCACAAATGGAACGGCCAGGACTACGAATTTTACACGCTCGCCTCCGACAAGATGCTGACCGATCCTGAGCCGTTGAAGGATACGGTGTGGCACGGCGTCAGGCCCTACGTCATGGGCAAGGTCAACATCGAGACGCATAAGCCGATGCCGTCCTCGATCGCCACTCTCGTCAAGCCTCTGCAGGAAGAAGCCAATGACCTCCAGAACCAGCGGATGGATAACGTCAAGCTGGTACTGAATAAGAGATGGTTTGCTAAGCGCGGTAAGAACGTCGATCTGGCTTCTCTCGTTCGCAATGTCCCTGGCGGGATTACTTTGCTTGATGATCCAGAGTTGGATGTCAAGGAAATTACTTGGCCCGACGTTACCCAGTCCTCCTACCTTGAACAGGACCGCGTCGACGGAGATTTCTCGGATCTTGTGGGGAACTTCAACCCCATGCAGGTGCAGGCGCAGCGAACTGGACGCGAGTCGACCAACACCATGCGCATGTTGCAGGGTCCTACAAACCTTCTGACCGAGTACATGCTGAAGACATTCGTGGAGACGTTTGTCCAGCCTGTTCTACGTCAGGTCATGATGCTGGAACAGCACTATGAGTCGGATCTCACCTTGATTCAGCTGGCCGGTGAGAAGGCCCAGGTGTTTAAGAAATACGGCGTCGACTCAGTCACTGATGCGGTGTTGGATAACGAGTTAAACATCTCCGTTAACGTCGGCATGGGTGCGACCGATCCGGCGCAGAAGATGGCTCGTTTTACCCAGTGGCTGATGGTCTTCGCCAACATCTGCAAAGCTCCGCCGCCCGGCCTCGACCTGAAAGAGGTGTGGAAGGAAGGCTCAGGGTTGGCGGGCTACCAGGATGGCACGCGCTTCCTGATCGACGGGGCGAATCCTGAGGTCATCAAGCTGCAGCAGCAGGTGGCGAAGCTCACGCAGCTGTTACAGAAGAGTCCTCTGGCCAAGACCCAGCAGGTCACTGAGACCAACAGAACCCGCGAGCGCATCGCCGATAAGAATAACGTGGTGAAACTCGCCCTACACGACAAGGGACACGTGAGTTCCTCCAAGCAGATGCTGGTGAAACACCTGATGGACATGGAGAAAGGCGGCGTCGACCGCGAGGGGCAGGTCGAGGACCGGGATTTCGGGGCCGCCCAGGCGGACAAGCGGGCGACCGAGCAGGGCGAACAGGCCGATCAGGACAGGAAGGTGGCGAGTGCTCGACCCGGAAAGTCCTGACATGATCCGCGCCGTGTTCGGACGGCAGGTCGAGTTGTTCCTCGAAACCGACGTGGGCCAGTACCTGCAGCAGTGTGCCGAGACCGACGTGGCGGAGGCGATGGGCAAGTTGAGATACGCCGACCCAGAGGACCCGAAAGCCATCCGCGAGCTGCAGTTCAAGATCCGCGTAGCGGAAGCGGTCGTGGGGTGGCTGAGTGATGCGATCAATGCCGGGCAACAGGCCCGCGCGATGTTGGAGACACAATGAGTACGCAAGAAGAAGTCGTTGAGCAAACGACCGAAGAGAAAACGCGTGAGGCCATCGATCGACGCAACAACGAGCGTCTCCAGCTGATGGAAACCATCGCGGACGCCTCTGAGATGGGTCGTAGCGAGGACATCGAGGGAGTCGACAAGCCGGTGCCCGACGAGTCGCAGGTCGCCCGGGCGCTGCAGGAGGAGGGCGCGACCGAGACCGTCGAGGAAGCAACGCAGGCTGGGGACGAGAAAGTCATCAACGGCGTCACCCATTACCTGACGATCATCAACGGACGGGAAAAGTGGCAAACGCTCGCACAACTTCGGGAAACGGCGTCGAAAGTCGAAGCGGCTGACGACTATTTGCGTACTGCCTCGGAAGCTGCTAGAACAGCAGCACGCGAAGCTCTATCCAAACAGGACGAGCCTTCGAGCCTCGAGGAAGCCGAGGTGCGGAAACTCCTGGCCGCCACCGCACTGGGAGATGAAGAAGCGATAGGCAGACTGGCAAAGGCCATCACGGCAAAACCATCCGTCACACCGGACGTTTTGCAGGCTTTCGATCAGCGCATGTCGTTCAGGACCGAACTGGCTTCGTTGGAAGCTGAGCAGAAGGATCTCCTGGAAGACCCGTACATGGGACGCCTGTTTCGAGCCCGGTTGAACGAGCTCAAGCAGGAAGCACCCAGTACCAAGCTCGCAGAGGCCTACCGAGGAATCGGAAAGGAACTGCGAACCGCCTTCCCGGGATACAAAGGCTCAACCAACAACAAGCTGGAACGGAAACGAACGCTCGTTCAGGTTCCGTCCGCCGCGACACGGCAACAGACGACAACCGAAGACGAGGGCGAGGAAGATCCTTCAGCCGTCATCGAACGACTGGCCAAGGCACGCGGAGTTAGTCCGCATCTTCACCGCCGACAGTAGCGCGGGAGTCATGGGGCTCCCACGGGAGTCTCCATGGCGGGTCAAGTCTGGGCCGTTTCCTCCTTAGGCGGATATCTCTACAGCCGACAGCTCTCCAACGTGCTGCGCATGAACGTGCAGCCACTGGTCAAGTTTCGGCAGTTCGCCGACGTTCACGACATCAGCCAGCAGGGCAAGAAGAAGGGCGACACCTTCACCTGGGATGTGGTGTCGGATGTCGCGACCTCAGGGGGCGTGCTCCTAGAGACGAACACTCTGCCCGAGACCAACTTCACGATCACCCAGGGCACGCTGACGATCACGGAAGCGGGCAACTCGGTCCCTTACTCCGGGAAGCTCGACAACCTGTCGAAGTTCCCCGTAGAAGACATCATCAAAAAGGCGTTGAAGAACGATACGGTGAAGTCCGTCGATCGTCTCGCCTGGGGACAGTTCAACCAGACTTTGCTGCGGGTCATCCCAACGGGGGGTACCTCCGCGACCGCTGTGACCCTGTACACCAACGGCACGGTGACGGGTACGAACTCCATCGCCTACTCGAACGCGCACGCCAAGGCGATCGTCGATGCCATGAAGGAGCGCAATATCCCGGCCTACATCGCGGACGACTACTATGCGATCGCCTGGCCGACCACGCTGCGTACCTTCAAGAACGCGCTCGAAGCGATCCACCAGTATTCGGACACCGGCTTCGCTCTCATCATGAACGGTGAGATTGGTCGGTACGAAAACACTCGCTACATCGAGCAGACCAACATCCCCAAGGGAATCGGTCAGGATGGTGTCACCACGATTCCTTGGACCAACGGTCAGTCGGACTGGATCTTCTTTTTCGGCAACGACACGGTTGCCGAGGCCATTGCGGTACCGGAGGAGATGCGCGGCAAGATTCCGACCGACTATGGCCGCTCCAAGGGTATCGCCTGGTACTACCTGGGCGGGTTCGGCATCGTGCACACGAATCCCATCAACGTGCGCATCGTCAAGTGGGACAGCGCGGCTTAA